AGTGGGCATCAGCTAACGGGTTCTCGACAAGTAAAGACAACCTAAAAACACTGTCCAGCATTGCACGTCAAAAGGGTATGGAAGAGGCTAGACAATTCTTGGACACAGTTATTCGCTTGAGTGCTGTGGAAACATATCTGTCCTCATTTATTGAGGGCATCAAGACGCACACAAAGGTTGATAACAGACTACATGTGCGTCTCTTACAACACAGGACAGCCACTGGGCGTTTCTCTGGTGCTGACCCAAACATGCAGAACATGCCACGTGGTAAGACATTCCCTGTCAAGAAGGTGTTTGTTTCTCGTTGGGATGGTGGACAAATCATGGAAGCAGACTTTGCACAGCTTGAGTTTCGTGTGGCTGCATTCCTTTCACAAGACCCAGTAGCAATGGAAGAGGTAAGAAATGGATTCGATGTACATTCCTATACGGCAAAGGTTATCACAGATGCTGGGCAGAATACTAGCAGACAAGATGCAAAAGCCCACACTTTCGCACCCTTATACGGTGCCACCGGCTTTGGACGGACGCCTTCTGAGGCTGCATATTATCACCACTTCAACGACAAGTACCAAGGGATTGCGAAGTGGCATGAGAAGCTTGCAACCGAAGCTTTGACAACAAAGAGTATTGCGACACCATCTGGACGTAAGTTCTCATTCCCTGATGTACAACGCCAAGAAAATGGACGTGTGTCGTATTTTACACAAATCAAGAACTATCCTGTGCAGTCATTTGCCACAGCAGACATTGTGCCACTGGTATTGCTTCACATTGATAGTCTACTAGCATACGCAAAGTCCTGTATTGTGAACACAGTGCATGACAGTATCGTGATTGATGTACACCCACATGAAGAGAGGTTGGTGCTGCAGACAATCCAGAAAACAAATGACGACCTGCCTAACTTGATAGCTGGTAAGTGGGGCATTACATTCAATGTTCCACTGCTATTAGAAGCAAAGATTGGTCCGAATTGGCTTGACACTAAAGACGTAATGTGATATAACTCTGCGTCTAACCTGAGAGAAAGGAGTTCTTTATATGAGTGAACTAACAACTATTGATACCAATAACTATGCAGCTATGGCCCAGATGATGGGTATAGCTTATGATGTACAGGAGCGTAAATCCAGTATCTCACGCCTCAAGATTGTGAAGCAATCTATTATGGGGGATGCAGAAGTTAATGGTAAGACTATTAAGGCAGAGGTTGTATCTGCTGGTGCTATCGGCCTTGAGAATGGAGAAAGGCAGTCTATCTATGCTGACAGCGTAATCATTCGCCCATTCCTGCAACGCTTTATGTATCAGCGTTATGACAATGATAAGAAGACATACCAGAAGACTGTCATGTCTAATAACATGAATATTGACTTGAAGGATAGCTTTGGTACATTTAACTGTGGTAAACCCAGTGGATACATTAAGGACTTCAATGCACTGTCTGACGATGTGAAGACACTCATTCGTACCATTAAGCGTACACGTGTGGTGTTTGGCACAGTTACCATGAACGGTGTTACAGCAGATGGCACTAGCATGGACATTGAGAGTCTTCCATTTGTATGGGATGTTGATACGAAGGAAGGCTTCAAGAATGTGGGTGATGCGTTTGGTCGTCTTGCACGTCAGAACCGTTTACCTATTAGCCATGCCATGAATGTATCTACTGAGAAGCGTGACCTGCCTACAGGTAATTCCTTCTGGGTTCCTGTTCTTGATGTCGATACAACGACTAGCTTTGAGATCACTGACATGGATCAGGAATTGATGGGTGAGTTTATGGGGCAGGTTGAATCACACAACAAGTGGGTCATGGGCGAATGGGAAAAGTCCTACAAGGACAATACACCAGAGCCTGAGTCTGATATTGTAGATGACTTCATCACTGTTGAGGAAGTAGACGTTGACTGATATCAACCATCCAGCAGAACTGGCGTTGCACAAATATCTTGAGCGTGTTGTAAATGGTAAGGCAGGTTTCTCCAAAGAGACTGCCATCCAGATATCACGTGATATTCAAGACGCTGTGCTTCGCCAGTTTGGGCGTGGCAAACGTAATCAGTTTAAGCTACGCATGTCCAATGTTGGTAGACCATACTGCCAGCTTTGGTTCGACAAAAACAAACCAGAGGCAGCACTACCAAAGCCTACCACATTTGTAATGAACATGTTGCTTGGGGATATCATCGAAGCTATCTTCAAGGGTCTGTTAAAAGAGGCAGAGGTAAAGTACATCGACTCAGAGAAGGTAACACTTCGTACAAAAAATGCTGAGATTGATGGTACATTTGACCTTGTAATTGATGGTGCTGTTGACGATGTTAAGAGTGCATCTGATTGGTCGTACAAGAATAAGTTTACGTCCTATGAGGTGTTGAAAGACAACGATGCGTTTGGCTATGTTGGTCAGCTTGCAGGTTATGCAAAAGCCACTGGACAAAAACCTGGTGGCTGGTGGGTAATCAATAAGGCCAATGGGCAGTTCAAGTATGTACCTGCTGACATTGACCTTGAGTCTGAGATTCAAAAGATTGAAGACCTTGCTGACAAGCTGAGAGCAAACGAGTTTGAGCGTAGCTATGAGCCACAGCTTGAGACATTCAGAGGCAAAGAGACTGGCAACAAAGTCTTGTGTAAAGAGTGTACATTCTGTGACTATCGTTATACTTGCTGGCCTAATGTGCAGGAACTACCTGCTGTTAAGTCACAGGCCAAGGAACCAAAGATGGTTCATTATGTAGAACTAGTAGAGGAGAAGATTGATGGAGAATGAACTTGAAACACTTGCTGAACAAATTCATGAAACTGAACGGCATCTGGCAGAACTTCGTAAAGAGTATAGGGAACGGAAAACAGCAGGACTCCGCGCAGCAATTGATGCACGTAATGACGCAGATAAAGTCCTTCGTGAAGAACTTAAAGCACTAGGCTATCGTGATCCTATGGACTTCTGGCGGGGCCGTGCGCTGTAGTGTTTAATAACAAACAATTTCGTGCAGCACGGAAGCATGGGTATCGTAGTGGTCTAGAACTTGCCGTCAGTCAAAGCCTGACTGAACTCAAGATTAACTTTATCTATGAAGGCATCAAGATTGAGTGGGAAGACCTAGCCTACAGGACGTACACTCCTGACTTCGTGCTGCACAATGGCATCATCATTGAGACAAAGGGTATGTTTACAGCAGCCGATAGGCGTAAACATCTTGCTATCAAAAAGCAACACCCTGAACTAGACATTCGTTTTGTATTTGAAAACAGTCGTCGCAAACTAAGGAAGGGGGCAAAATCTTCATACGGAGAGTGGTGTAATAAATATGACTTTAGGTACTACGATAGAATCATTCCCGAAGATTGGCTAAAGGAAAAGGGGAAGAACAAACACCCCAAGTTTATAGCCTTTAAAGGCACAAAAATGAAAGGAGTCTATCGTGGAAAGTCCAGTAGAAAATGAAGATTTTTTGATTAGAATACGGCCAACCTTTTCAAAAGGCGGTGAGTGGACAGGAGATGCACAAGTGTCTGTTGTTACATCTAGAGATAATGAGTTGACAGACGAAGTGTTTCATGGTATGGAGTTATTTGTAATGATGCTCTTGGCTTCTCTGCCTGTTATGGAACAGGATGAATATGTTCGTGACCAAATCTATAAGTATGTAGAGAATAACTCAGAAGAGTTTTGGACAGACAATGACCCAATGCTTGATGAGGAAGAGGACATGGTTATTGTAGAGAGGGACGAGGACAATATTATTCGACTTACATTCACAACCAAAACGAAAGGAGAGGCATGATGAGGCACGAAGAGTATATGAGACAAGCAGCACAACAATCAGATATGGTCAATAGCCCACCTCACTACAACAAGACTGGTATTGAATGTATTGACGCCATTCGTGCTGCCACAGGTGATGGCTATGAATATTACCTGCAGGGCAACATCATCAAGTATCTGTGGCGTTATCGCTACAAGAATGGTACAGAAGACCTCAAGAAAGCACAGTGGTATCTCACCAAGCTGATAGAGGAAGTAGAAGGCTACTATGATGAGAGTTAAGGTTTATGTCAATCTGGTGCTGGACCCAGAAGAATATCCAATGCCAGCAGATGAAAACCCAGCCGAAGAGTTGGAAGAAAGCCTAGAGGATTACTTTCATGAGATGGAAGGTGTATCAGTAAGAAGTATTAAAATAACAACGGAGTGACACAATGAACAACTATTTGCCTACAGACTATCAAAACTTTATCGCACTTTCAAGATACGCAAGGTGGAAAGAAGACGAGCAACGTCGTGAGACATGGCCTGAAACTATAGCGCGTTACTTTGATTACATGGAGAGTCATCTGGACAAGAAGTACAATTACG